GTCCCGTCTACATCCTGCGTCGCAATTCTTTGCTGTCGCTCGAATTTGGTTTCGTAAACCGGAACCCATTCGATCGGATTTGCGCTGACGCTTGTTCCAGACGATGCCGCAGACGACTGGCCCTCTGACACTTCGGAGCTAAATGATGCCGTCACATCCCAATACAGTTTTTGGTCCTCGCGGCGAGTTGCATCGAGTGTTCTGCAAATGCAAAACCCGCTGGCTGAAACGCTTACGTTGACGATCGGCAATCCGGTCGTGTTGAGCACGTTCAATCGGCTCTCATTGACCGAATCTGCCAGCACAAGAAAATGGAATTCCTCCTCCAGCACCGCGACCCCGCCGGTGGACCGGATCGATGATTTGCCTGCGCCTTGCTCTCCGAGAAACGTTGTCGCCATTACGGAACCTGTATTCCTGTTGCTTGTACCGACAAATTGAGCTGAGTCGCTGTTGCGGCTGTTCCAAGTCTGGTGATGTAGTCAGTCGATGCCTTATCGGAGTTTGGCATAATGCCGCCTGCCGTGTCGGACACGACATACGTTTCCCCGACCGTCATTGTGGTCCCCACCAGAATCACCGCACCAGCGTAAGCGATGATTCCGTACCCGTCCGCGACGCCCGGAGTCATTGCGATCCCCTCAGCCGCTGCCAGTGCTGCTGAGGCATTAGCATCGGCCAGAACATACTTCGTGCCGCTCTTGACCAGCGTTTGCCCGACTGCCACTGTCGCGTTGTATTGCACGATCTTTGTTTGCGTCGTCGCTGTCGGCCTGACTGCTGTGATGCCGCTTAGGTCTGCCATTTACCTGATTCTCCTGAATCCGTTTTCCTTGGTTTCTCTCAGAAGGCTTTCCATGACTGCGAGTTGCCGTTGTGCGGCCGCGTTTGTGGCCTGCTGTTCGCGGAAAAGCTGCTCTGCCTTCCACGCGATCTGTGTTTCGCCTGGCGTTGGTTGATCTGGAACCGCCGCTGCCCCGATTTGCTTGTTGACCTGATCTGCTTGGAACTTGGCCGCCTCAGCAGATCCGACTTCCATGCCAGCACCGGGGCCACGAGCCACATCGGCCCGGCGTTGCTCCTGTTGCTTCTGCTGCTCTGCGAAATAGTCCATCGCGGCCTTGCGAGCGTTCTCCATGTCCCGCTGGAATTGTTCTTCAGCGGCCTGTGCTGCTCGCTCCTGCTCTCGCTTTGCGTCTTCAATGGCTTTTAGTCTTGCTGCACGTTCTTTCTCTATTTCCTTCTGTTTTTTCGCTTTCGACTCTTCAAACGCTGCTCGTTCTTTTTTTATGTATTCATCTTGAAAAGCCTGCAACTCTTCTCTCGCCTTGCGTTCTGCGCTGGCGACGTGATTGACGGCTGCTTCACGCTGCTCGAATTCACTGTTAATTGCCTGTGTCTTCGCAGCCGCTTGTTCTCGATCCCGTTGATCCAGCAGGTCCAGAAATTTGTTCATCTCCGTCGTGTCTACTTTGAAGTTCGTGACGCTGTTAATCAGGTCCGTCACGACCGCAATTGCAAACCCAAGCCCTTGCGAAATTCCATCGATCAAATTCACGATTGCATCAAGAATTGGCTTGAGTCGCGTAAATGTGTCCAAGAGTTGAATCATCAGCGGCCCCATTTTTTCGCCAGCCGCTGCCAATTTTTGTTCTAGGTCACTCAGTGCGATGTTGAGCTTGCCGCTGACCGTCTGTGACAGTCGATCCGTCATTCCGTGAAACATGCCGCCCTCAGACGTTGCATCCATGAACGCCTGACGCACTTCCTGTGCTGAGATTCCACCGTCCTCCATTCGCTTTTTTAGCTCAATCATGGATTCGCCGGTTGTCTTGCTGATTTGCTGGAGCGGATTAAACCCCGCATTGATCATCTGGAGCACGTCTTGCCCCATCAATCGACCGGCTGCTGATGTCTGCGAGAATGCCAAGGCCAGCATTTTGAATCGATCATTGTTGCCGCCCGTGATATCAGACAGCATTTGTAAATTCCGCTGCACGTCCTGAGCTGCGACGCCAAAGCTCATCATTGTCTTGGTTGCTTCGGCCGCATTGCTAAACGTAACGGGTGATTCTGCGGCGAACTTGCGGATCTGCTCGAACAGCAACTGGCCGTCTTTTGCGCTGCCTGTCAACACCTCAAACGCAATCGTGGCATCCTCAACCTGTGACGCGAGGTTGATCGATTTGGCGACTGTCTGCAGGCTTAGATAGGCTGTTGCCGCACCCTTTAGTTGTCCGATCAATTGAGCATCGGCACTGCCAGCGTTCTTCGTCGCTTCGGTGGTTTTTGCAATCGATGCGGCTGTCTGCTTGTGCTTCTGGTCAAGATACGCCAGAGCGTCTGCGTACTGTCTGGATTTTTTGCCGGTGTCGGAAAACGCCCGATTGAGCAGGTCTAACTCCTGCTTGTATTTTTCCGACGCTGGCACCGACTGTCGCATGATCGATGCAACCTTGGTTACCTCACCTTTTGCAAGGTTGGCCCCCTGGCTGAAATTCGATACGTCCATTCCGAGACGGACATTGAGTGCGGTGATCGTTGTCATGAGAATCCAAATGCACGTCGAAGAATTTGACTCTGAATCTTTGGATGCTTAACTCCAGCAGACTTGGCTTTCTTCCGTTTCATCCATGGCATGGAATCGGACGGAACAAAATCCAGCACGCTCATCGGCTCCATCTTCACGCCACGAGTCGCCGCCATCATTGCCGTGTTGGCATGGATGACTGCTTCTATCGATGCCGTCTGCTCCCAATGCGATCCAAATGGCTCGCACTGGTAGTAGGCCCACCAGACATCAAAAACACGTTCCGAAATTGAATCCAACCACGCTTCAGGGTCATCAATTCCGAGCTGCAAACAGACTCGGCAGGCAAACCTTAGACGATGGTTTTTTCTGACTCCCCCAGTGCTGTCGACGCCCCCGGCTTTGCGTAGTTCTGGCATTCAGACGACAGCTTTTCGTAAAACTCCAAATCAATGTTTGCGAGTTCTTTTGTTTCGCTGTCGTTGAATACCCGCTTGCCTTCGTCGTCAATCCACATGCGCGAGGTCAGCAGCAGGATCGATTCTGGAAACAGTCGCAGGTCTGGCTCACCCTTTGAATTGCTCATTCCCGTCACATACTGCGAATAATCCAGTGGACTCGGTTTTTGCAACCGCACCGAATGCCCGCAGATGTCCACGTCGATTGTTTTACGCTTGGTCAATGTCCCAAGCGTCGCTCGTGTCAGTGTCATTCGTCCTCACCCTCGTCATCGGTTTCCAAATCAGGATCCGGAGGGATTGCAGCCCCTCCAACTTTCAACTTTGCGGCCTTGCTGACGGCTTCGATCAGTTCGGCCTTGGTCGCCTCATCCATAAACACGATGCACGCCAGCCATGCCCCTTCAGTTTTCTGAAGGTAGCCGACGTGCTGACCGTCACACATCACGATCCATTGATTGTGATCGACAGTTTTGCCATCTGGCGACGTTCCTACGTGATCAGTCAGTGTGATCTGCATCATGTCTCTCTTGTTTCTGCGAGTGATTCGCCGGTCATCTTCAGCGAAAACTCTGATTCCATCGTTTCATTGTTCGCCAAGACTGGAAACTTGACGCGGCTGAAGAACGCATTGCCAGCGATCGTGCCACGAGTTACGCCAGACGTTGCTGTTGATGCCTGCGGAAGAGTAATCGTCGCCGTGTTGATGTTCTTGTTGAGCGGTGGCATTCCAACGGCCGCCGAGTACAGCACAACGCCGCTAACTTCGTTTGGTGTTGCCAAGTCCTGCGGAGCAACTCGCATAAATCCAGTGTCGGCCAGCAAATCGACGGGGCGTTCTCCGAGCGTCCATTCGCCGGGGTCAATTGATTTGATGTTGCCGACCCATGCGGTATGCACGCCTGTTGTAAGAGTGCCTGCGAGGGTCAGGGTGGCTGAGTTTCCTGTGCGGAATCGGAATGACATTATCGAGTCTCCTGGTATGCAATCATGTAATCAAAAACTGTGATATATCGATGTTGCTGACTGCCGTCTGTTGGTCGCTCGTCAAGCGTCTGGACGCCGTCAGTAATCATCACCGAATCAAAAAACACTCCACCCACCAATCCCGTTGTGCCGACAAGCCCAGACGCTCGCACTGCTTCTGCAATCGCATTTGCTGCCGCGCGAGTTCCAGCAAACGCAGCAAACTCAACTCGACTGCGAGCGATTCCGGCCAGTCCGTTTATCATGTGATCGTGCGTTGTGCTGATGATCGTGTAGGTCAACGCTCCGCCGGTCGATACTGAATACGCCTGCGGCAAAACGTCTGGATAGATTCGCGTGGATGTCAGCGCCAGAACGCCAGCGTTTGCTACGAGGAAACCACGAACCGCTTCGCCGAGATCAGCCATTGGTTGACCTCGCTGCGGCTTCGTTAATTCCTGTTTTCAACGCTCCGACAACGGCCGATTCTGCCTGGCCCTTTGACTCATCAGCAGCTCGCTTTACGAACTGATTGACGCTGCGAGTTGACCCGCCGTCGCGACCCCACAACACTTTCCGCTTGTGATCTTTCGAAAACAGGTTGCCATGCCCGCCTCCGTCAGAATAGGACGGACCAACCAGCCCGACCATACCTGCGGTGATTCCGGCCTTCCTGCGAGTGCGAACGACTGACCGAATCGTGTCCTTCAATTTTTTCGATCCAGACCACTTTTTCTTGGTTTTGCTTGACTGTTTTTCGCGTGATCTTGTGGCACTGCTTTCTGGTGCATTCGACCGCACGGCGGCTTGAACTGGCACCATGCCAGCCGTCAGTGCCTGCTGCCCGACCTTTTCGCGTACCTCAATTGCCAATGCCTCAAGCTGCTTAACCAGCTTGTCGGCACCCGCCATTGAAAAGCCTACGCTTGTTCGTGCAGCCATCAGAGCACCACCGCCTTACAATGCAGTTCGCGAAACACGTTCATTCCGTCGACAGGATTGACGTAAACGACCCCGTAGGTCTGGCCATTGCAAACGACTGCCATTCGTGGCGTGTAGCCCGCGCGGTAATGCACGGTAAAGACTGCTGCGATACCTGCTTCGACTTGACGGCCGCGAGCACCTTCACCGCCGTTGGTCGGCTCAAACTTTGCTGGCTCATCCGTCAACCACGTTGACAGCGTAACGACAGGCTGACCAGCATCGTCCTGCGTCGTTGTCTCGGTCTTAACCGTGATGCGGCTTCGCATTTCGCCTACGTGAAACTTTGGCAGGCGGTATCCTCTCATGGGTACGTGCTCCGCATAAAACGCCGCACGAGTGCCTCATACGCCCGCATGTCGTTTGGCCGATCGTTGTCGCCGCGATTGCCAAAGTGATAGTAGGTAATCAGCAACAGCATCGCCTGCTTTGCAATCGCAGGAACGGCCGACAGACTAGTGTTACCCGCCACAAACTGAACCTGCACAGCATCCCAGCGGATTTCTGTCGTCGGCCAGGTGACGTTCCACTTCAGCCGCACTGCCCGCTCTTTGAAGTCGACCGTGTAAAGGCTCGTCGACAGCGTTTGCAACGTGTCCGTGTCGTCATAGTATTTGACGAAACTGACTGATTGAATTGGCCTGCCGGGGAGAATGATTTCTCGCCCAGCAAACGCATCAGCAGTGACGGCCAGCGTTTGCGTCAGCAGATAGGTGTCCGTGTCGTGTTCCCACTGCTCACGGGCGGCTTGAATTCGGCTGACCAGTTCTTGATCGTTGCTTGTGTCCGACTCCGGCAGAAACAGTTGCCGCTTCGCTTCGGCTAGCGTCACTGGCTCGGACGCTGGACCTGTCACCACTGTCGGCTTGCTGGTTTGCGTTGTGAATCGTGATTGTTGAGCCATCATGTTTCACATCTCCAACCTGAACCGCTTTTCCCACCCTGATCAACGCATTGGCGACACCATCCGGAATTGCGGATGACTGTTGCCCAGGCTTAAACGTTTTCCACATTCTCCGGAACTGAATGATCACTTGTAGTCTCCCGGATAAATGTGCATCGGAGTCAGGTCGTCACTAAACACTGCAACCATTTCTTCCAAATGCCCGATGCGGCAACCGGCATCGAGAAATAAAGTGTTGCCTGCCTCTCGCCACTGCTTCCAGAACCAGATATCATCATCAATTCGGCCGTCTTCCCATTCGCCGCTTTCGTCAGGCTGAGAATAGAACCAAGGCTTTTTGACGTTCTTCAGCTTATCAACACGAAGTGCCGTCAATCCAAAATGGGCTGACGTGACTTCGACTGGCTTTCCATGCCATTCGATTTCTGTCTTGCTCTCGTGAAACCCGAGCACATCTGCCTTGCCGCGTCGCAATTGCAACGATGCCAAAGCATCAATTTCAGGATCGTTGACAATTAAACCAAGCAGCCTGTGAACATGCTCGGCCTTGAAAATTGAATCGCCGTCGATCGTCAGAACAATGTCCGCCCCGATGTCAACCACGTCCATCAGCATCCGTTGCATACACTGGCCATAGAACACGCCTTGGCTGTACATGAGGCCGATTCCGACCTCACGCAAAGCAGCCTCGATCATGCTTCGTGCGTACACGGCTTCATACCGTCCGCACGTCATCACAGCAGACACTTTCGCGTCTCTTCCAGTTCCCATTTTTTACCTCTCACCCAAGGTCGAAAAATTAGCCGATGACCGTATCTGGTCCCAGCATTGTCGTTGACTCAGAAATCACATCGCGGAAGAGTGTTGCGACCGCAGCACTGCTCACCGCTCCGTTGGTTGTCGTGTCCGGGGTTATAGCCAGTCGCAGATATCGCTTGCGGCCATCCAGATCGATCAGGTTCGTGGCAATCGTCGCTGCGGCGTTGTCCACAGTGCGATTGAAACTTGCGTTGAACGTCGCAAAGTTAGTGACAACCGTGTCATCACTTTCGCTGAGCTGGATCACCACGTTGGTGCTGTTGGTGTTAACCTCGGCACTCAGCGGAATAGTGATCTTCGCGTAGTTGGCACCGGCACAATCGAGATTTGCCGTGCGTGCGGTTGTCGCTGCCGTGATCGGAGCGAGCAAAACGCTGTCTGTTCCAAGCTGTGCAAATTTCATATCGAGAACTCCAAAGAGATTGATTTGAGAAGCGGGGGCCAGCGAACCAGCCCCCGCGAAACCCACCGGGGTGAGTCAGTGGCTTACTACGCGCCTGGTGTTCGCAGAGCGAGAATCGGACGGTTGCGGATCGTGTCGCCACGCTCGTGAACGTTGATGGCGATTCGCTCGGTTGTCTTGATGCCGATCAGATCGTCTTCGAAGTATCGATCCATCGTGACTTCCGTGCGTACCGACCGACGAACGCCGTACGCGGCACCCAGACGCAGGTCGCCGAAGTAGGCCAGAATCGTGTTGATAGACGTTCCGGTCGTTGATGGCAGCACCTGCGCAAACGTCACAGGAAAACCAAGGAACATCGGCGACGTGACACCGTTTGCCAGCGTCACGTTAGTGTTTCCGCCTGCTGCGTTCATCAGGTTGAATGCTGATGCGTAGTAGACAGCGGAGTTCATGAACCAGCGAGGAGAAGCGCCCGGATACTGCGGATACTTGCCAAGCACTGCTTCGAAGTCTTCCAGATCCAGTGTGGATGCTCCGACGTTTCCGGCCAGAGCATCGTGAATCGCACCGGAACCCAGTGCTTTCTTCAGAACTAA